CCTAAACCGTTACGGCTTAGGAAGCGCCACCCTTGAATGTCTTCACATGCGATGGGAGAACCAACGCACCGGCAGCCCGAAGCTGCACACGCCACACGATGGTGTCGTAGTCAAAGTGGAACTGGTCAGACGCCTTGACGTCAATACCATTCACCAAAACCGACTTCACCGCCGATAGGTCACCGAACGCCAGGCTTAGGGCATTCACGCCCTGGTTGGCAAGCGCTGCGCTATACACTGGGTAACCCAGGATAGTGTCAGGCTGACCGTTAAGCCCTGGTGTGAAAATTGGGCGGCTTTGGCCGTCAACAATCTTCATGAGCGCCGCTACCGTTGAATCATTGGCAATAAAGCCCCGCTTGGCTGCGCGTCGCGCTGCCTGTGGAACGCTATATACAAGATCAACAATATTGGCGTATGTCGCAGCACCGCTGACAGCCGTACCACCCGTAACGCCGACTGTCGCAGCAGCCGCGACGGCTGGCCAAAGTGCTGCGCCATAGGCGATACCAACCGACTGACCGGCACTGGCAGCAATGTACTGCTCAATGTTCAAGCCAGTATCGGCAAGCTCAGCTGACGTTTCAACCAAAACTGAGTACTTTGCTGGGGTAATGGTGGCGGTCGACGCCGTGCCGTTATCCTCAGAAATTTGTGCACCTTCAGAAGTTGCACTGGCAGTACCCAAAGCTGTCTGACGTGGGAATAGGATAGCCCGACCGTCGCGCACGTTCAGCAGGTCAACCACCGACCCGTCAAGGCCAGGGTTCACCTGACCGGCGACAACAGCCACCATGTCAGCAATATTCGTTGGTGCCGTAAAGTTTGACTTAGTGACGTCACGCATTTCATACGTAAATTCACCATTGCGCTTTGCAAGCTCAGCCAAAGTTGGAACGTTGTTTGCTTCAGCCTGGGCTGGGGCAAACACAGCTGCATGCTCAGCACGCGCAGCGTCAGCTGCGGCACGGGCTTCAGCGGCCGACTTCTCCGACGCGATAGCGTCGGCAATTACCTTAGCTTCACCCGTAAGGGCGTCAAAACGCTGGGCAGCTTCGCCGGTAAGGGCTTCGCCACGCTCAGCATGATCGGTGACAAGGGCGCTGGCATCGGCCAGTACCTTTGCACGCTTTTCGGAAAGCTTCTCAATCGACATTTTTATACTTCCTATCTTCACTATTTTTATTGGTTAATTACCGTTCGCGGGGCTACTACCAGGCGAACCACCACCGCAGTGGCGTGTGACCAGGTGCGCGTGCGCTATTGGTTTTCGCTATTCAGGCGCTGCAGCTTTAGTTGCGCTTCAGCCACCGACGGGTGAATAACCCGTGCTGGCTTTGGCCCTAAGTTTTGCCGCACCGTGTCAAGCACCTTTGCATCATCTTCGCTAAGCAACTGCCCAGCTTTGACGCGTTCAAAGGTAGTCATTAGGGTATCGGCGTCAACGCCAATTTTATGGGCTGCCACCTTACGTACCGTGGCAAGCCCCTGGGTGCTGGGGTAGGCCGCCGTGGCACCGCTCAGCAGTGAGCATTCAACTAGGCTGGCTTCAGTAATGCGCCGGTTACCTTCGCTATCCCAGGCGTCACCGCCCTTTGGAATGTAAAAACCAAATGACGCCGACATGGCTGCAGCTTCGCGCTGTAGCAGGCTAATAATTTTTGCACCGTCGGGGTCAGCTGGGTCAACCTGCGCCGTTACCTTCAGGCCGCGCTGGTCTTCCTCAAGCACCATTCGACCGCTGGCGGTGCTGGCAAGCATGCGCCCCTCATCATGATTGTGTAGCAGCTTGACAATACGGCGCCCCTGGGCGGCCTGACCAATGGCACGTTTAAACGCACCAGGCGCAATGGATTCAGTAAACGGCAAACCCTGGCTTGGCTGGTCAAATAGCGCGCTGTAAAACGTAACGGTGCGCTGACCATCTTCAGTGCTAACTACGGTGTAGTCACCAACTGGCATGCCACGGGTTTCAAATTCACGGCGGTCAGCACGGGTTGGTGCTGCATCTTCAGTTTGCATGTCAGTTGCTGGCGCACCTTCAGCAAGCGTCAGCTGGTTGGCTTTGTCGGCCACTACTTCCTGCCACGTATAGGCTTTGACGTTAATGGCTTCATAGGCAGCACGCACTTTAGCGTCATTGTCGATTGCGTAGTCAATTTCATAACCGTCGTCAATTAGCTTGCCAACTTTGAAAGTTTTAAATTCAACGCCAGTAGCAAATGCTGAACCGTCAAAGTCATTCAGGTAAATTTCAGTTACGCCCTTCAGCCCACTGTCAGCCAGCCAGGTTTTAGTTTCCTCAAGTCGGTCAACCTTACGTGCGCTGACAATAATAAATTGTGTGCCTTCGCTGTCATAGTCAGAATTTAGGTAGTCAATTAGCGCCTGGTTGGGCTGGTCATTCTCAAGCACTAGCGTGCCGTCAAGGTCAACTACTGTAAATGACATTTATGCTTGCCCCTTATCGCTAGTTACCACGCCCATATTCAACGGCATGTGGTATTCATCACCGGCTGGCCCAATCGGCGCACGGTCTTCAAGCTGACGTACTTCGTTAATTGACAGCATACCGTTATTCAACGCAATGGCGTACGCTTCTAGGCGTTCCTTTGTGGTAGTACGCATTAGCCCGTCAGTGTTGAATTTAATAAAAGTAGTGTCGCCAATAATCAGCCGCTGCAGCGCAGATTCAATACGGGCAATCATTGGCCCTAGCCCTAGGCGCAGCCATTCAATCCCAATAGCTTCAACCGACGCGAAACTGGTGCTGGCATTTGACGCCTGCAACATATGCAGCGGAATGCCATAAATACGCGCTACCTGCTCAACGGAAATTTGCATAGTTTCGGTCATCTGCATTTTGGCAATGTCAGCCTGCATAGGTGAAAAATCGGCGCCCCCCGTCAATACCGCTACCTGTTGCATATTGCGTAGCCCCTGGTTACGGCGCTTGAACGCCGAACGTAGGCGGTCAGCCTGGTCAGCCGTCAGCTCGCCTGGCACCTTAACAATGCCCGACGGCGCAGCGCCATTGGCGTAAAACTGTGCTGCGTATTCGGTGGTGGCTTTGGCCAAACCCAGCGTGGTGCGGTGCTGGTCAACAGGGCTTAGCCCCTTTAGGTTTTCGCCCCACGGGTAGTACTTCACATGCACAATGTTTTCCGCGCTGTAGCTGGCAGTGCCTGCTGCGGTGGTAATCATGTACACAGGGGCGCCGTCAGCGCCACGCTTAATGTCAACCTTACGTGGGTCAAGCACGCGCACTTCAACGGGTTCACCCGTGCGGTCATCAAACAATACAAACAGGTAGCCGTTACCTGCCAACATGACGCTAGTGACTAGGCCATGAATCAAATCAAAACGGGTTGCATTGGCGTCAGCTGGTTGTGGGTGGTCAAGCCATCGTGGTCGGGTTACCGGTCGGCGCACGCCACGGTCGCGCAGGTATACGCCAACGGGCAAGCTGGCAATAGTCGACGCGTAGCGCTCAGTAGCGGCCCATACGGCACTAATGCCAGTGGCTGATTCAGCTGTAATGCTGGTGCCTGCAGCGTCACCATTATCGCCCCAATCAAAACCCCCAGGCAAGCCACGCTGAATGCTACGCCGTAAAATGCTCACTAAGCCACCTGGTTATACCCAATGAATACCACCAATGCGCCAACCGCAATTAGCGCCGCTGGCGGGAATACCCACCACAGGCCAGTTGCAATTAACGCAATGCCGGTAATTTCTAGCAGCGTTGACTTCACAGGTTCACCCATTCTACGGCTGCCGCCACCTTTGGCGCACCCGACGTGCTAAGTGTGGCAGCCCGACTGAACGCCATGAGCGCTGCCACTAATAGGTCAATGCGGGCGGCAGTTGCGCCCTTACGCACTTGCACCCCGTGGCGGCTAGTGTACGGCACGGCATTACCAACGTGACGTGTCAGGCGTGGGTCACCTGTGTGCTGCAACTGACCATTCACCACAGCGTCATACCAGCCGCTGGTGGCTGGTACCATACGGGTCGGTGACTGCGGGAATTCAGACACGGGCAGCCCCAAGCTTTGCCAGGATTCCATAGTGCGCTGCCACCTGAACGGGTCGCAGGCAATTTCACGCACGTCATATTCACGGCATAGGTTTTCTATTTTGGCTTCAACTTCCCCGACTGGTACACGCCAACCCTGGGGCGCTTCAGTCGGGCGTTCCCAATGGCCGACCACAAACACTGCATGGTCGGTTAATCGAACTGCCACAGCCGCCGTGCTATCCCCGCTAAAGCTGCCGTCAAAACCGATTACCACGGCGTCACCCTTTTCAAGTTTTAGCGCTGGGTTGGCGCATTTATCCCAGGCGCCTACAGGCAGGAATGCCTGCTGCCCAGCTACCCATTGCGACAGGCGCTTCACCCTGAATTCATTTTCTGGCGTGCGCTTTTGGGCGCTGGTCAGGTCTTCAATGCTCAACAGCGGGGTGTCACCCAGCAGCCCAGGGTTGGCCTGGTGCCATTTGGCTGGGTTGGTATAGGCGTCGTCATCAGCTTCATACCAGGCCATGCCTAGCGTCGGGTCTTCATGCTCGCCGGTAATCCGACGGCGCGCCAGTTGGTACAGCTGGTAGGCAATGGATTCATTACCCGTGCTGTCGATTCGCTGGCCAGGCGTGGTGATAGCCAGAAATAGGGGGCTGCGCCTAGCGCCCATGCTCAAGCTAAGCACGTCAAACAGGTCACGCGTTGGCCATGCCGCCAGCTCATCAGCCAGCACCAGCGTGGCGCTTAGCCCTTCCTTAGTGTACGCTTCAGAACTTAGGGCCTTCCAAACCGTGCCGGTGCTTTTAAATTCAAGGGTGTCACGGTATACGCGCACTTGTGCAGCTAGCAGTGGCGACATGTCAACTGCCCTTTTCGCGTGTGACATGACCAGCTTGGCCTGGTCGCGGTCAGCGGCCGCGCTATATATTTCACCCCCCTGGTCACCGTACAGCCCAAAAAATAGTGGCACGGTAGCCAGCATTGCGGTTTTGCCCTGTTTACGTGCGGCACCAATCATGTAAAACCTATGGCTAAAGCTGCCGTCGCCCTTCACCGCCAGGGCGTGGCGCAGCAGCTCGCGCTGCCAGGGTCGGAATTTAATTGGTTCACCGGCACGGCCGCCTAGTGAATCTTTAGCAATTGGCACCAGGTCTTCAGCAAAGTCGGCAACCGTGTCGCCCCATGAGCGTGCCAGGTCAGCTGGGTCGGTAGGCGTCAGCCACTTTGGTGGCCACCCTTCAATTTCGCTGCGCGGTCGCGGTACTGGTCTACCAGGCTTTGACCCTGAACCATCGCTATGCCCAGCTGTGCGCGGTCGGTTGGGCTTAGCCCCAGCATGCTTAGCCATTTGTATAGCTGCCCCTCAACGCTTTGCCGCATTCCATAGGCAGGGTGTGCATAGGCATACCCTTTGTCAGTAAACAGCACGTAGCCGTCGGCCTGAAGTCTAGCCGATAAATCGACATGCGCTTCAATAGCTTTGCACGCCATGGTCACAGCTTCGCGGTCGGTCACAGCTAGCCAGGCGCTGGCGTATTCGGTAATGCGGTGCCAGGCTTCCTGGCCAATCACGCCTAAGTCAGCCGGCACGTCAGCTGGGTCAAGCCTAGGCAGCCCACCCTGCAGCTCAATAACCCTAGCCCTGCTGGGCTGCAGGGTGCCACGTTTGGCTTTGACTTCAGTAGGCAGGGGCTTACGGCCTGGGGTCACAAAACCCCCAGGGGGTAATTAAGCACACGCCTGCGCGGTGCTCGCTGCTGGATAAGGAAGCCCATTTGCATTTTAGGATTTTACCCCCCCTACCCTGTGCTTAGTCACGGCACCGTGGCAGCTGGTGCATAGCACCACCAGGCGGTCGGCTGGCACCACAGGGTTTTCGCCAGGCTTCAGGGCGTCAAGGTGGTGAACGGTCAGGCGTTTATCGGTTGACCCGCACTGCGCGCACCAGGGGTGGTTGGCCCGAATGTCGGCGCTTAGCCGCTGCCAGGCATAGGTGGAATAGGGCTGGGTGCCACGGGAATACTGGCGCTTACGGGCAGCTTCACGGGCGCAGTCTAGGCACCAGTTCCCATTGCGACTTAGCCGGTTGCACTTAGTGCATGGCCGTAGGAAGCGCAGCCCCATTAGGGTTGACGCTTGCCGTACCAGCGGGTGCCATAGGCACGGCGCCAATGGGTACGGGCTTTGCCTGATTCCTGACCCAGTAGCCAATCGGCGCGGCGTACACGCCTAGCTGATAGGTACCTACGGTGCAGTCGGTATGCAGCCAATACCCACGGTATGCCGTGCCAGTCTTCAGCCTGCAGGTGCGCCAGCTCATGCAGCGCAGTAAGTTTGTCTACGCGACCATCGCGGCCACACAGTTCAATGACCCGCTCACTATCCCATTCAGCCTGCGCCATAAAGCACGCCATGGTGCCAGCTGGGTGGTCATGCAGGGCAATGCGGTCTATGTCGATTCGTTCAGCTAGGGCAATACGCATTAGGTAATTCATGGTTGGCCGCCAGGCTTCAACAGCGTCAGCAGGCTTGCCAGGCGGTACGTCAAACACTGGCACTACACGGTGTAGGGCTGGTGGCGTGGGAGGAAGCACGCCACCAGCTGATGCCAGCCTACGCTGGCGTCGGCCAACAATAACACCATGCGGGAATGTGGGAACCCTAGCCACGATTGTCAACCGAAATTGGGCGGTTGCGGAATGCCGTAGGTGACAGCTCAGCACGGCTTACCGACCGCAGGCCGCAGGTACTATCCCAGCATTGGGCTTCAGTAATAGTTTCAGCGCCCACACATGACATGCAGAACCGGTCAATGATTCGCTGCAGCTTCAGGGCTTCACGTCGAACTTCAGCCAATTCACCGGCCTGAGCTGCAGTGCGAGCGTCGCCAGTCGGCTGACGGCGCACGTATTCAATCCATGCTGACGCTGGCAGTGGGCCATAGGCTTCAGCAAATAGGGTGCTAAACAGTCGG